GACCGAAAATGGAGCCAATCGAAAGCCCCGCTAATATCATCACGCTGCCCGTTCGCGCGGCGGCGATTCTCGCAAAAGGACGGTTTGTCAGCGCGGCCGGAGCGCATTGCGCAAACGGCGCGCGAGCTATCGGCGTAACAGCCGACAACTATGCCGCGAACGAACCGGTCGCCGTCGTAACCGCAGGCGTTACCGCCGTTGAAACCGGAGGCGCATTTGCCGCAGGCGACGAGGTGCAGTCCGACAACACGGGGCGCGCAATTGTCTTGGGAACGGGCAAAGCCAACGGTATTGCCCTTACCGCGTCGTCGGGCGCCGGCAAATTCGTTGCCGTGAAAATTCTTTAATGAAGTCGCCGTAAGCGGAGAATACCCATGTACTGCACGCGCGCCGATATTGAGAAATCTCGCGTCATCCGCGACCACCTGCTTCAGCTTGTGGACGACGAAGGCGAAGGCGAATTCTACGACGGCGCGGGAGCAACGCCGCCCAGCGACAATACGCAGCCGTTGTACAGCGATAGCGATTCGTTGATTAACAGTCGCATACAAAAATGTATCGGCGAGGCGGATAGCGTCATTGACGCGGCGCTGCGAGGCGTGTACGCCTTGCCCATTAGCGGAGAAATTCCTACGCTCTTGACCACTATTGCCGTTGATTTGAGTACGTTTTATCTCCACGCCCGACGCCGTCCAATACCGGACGACGTCATAAAACTCTACGAACACGCAGACGCGCTATTAAAGCGCATTGCAAACCGCCAAATTGTTTTGCATTTGCCCGCAGCCGACGCAGCCGACCAAACGACGGTTCCCGCGTTCGCAGTGTATTCACGCCCACGAGTTTTTGAATAGAAAATGGTCAAAATTGCCGACATATCCGCGCGCGACTGGTCGCCCAAAATTGGGCGTTACGGCGAAATTGTAACCAACGTAGAGGACATAAAACAAGCGCTAATGATTTGTTGGCTCACGCCCTACGGCTCTGTCCCTATCCGACGGACGTTTGGCAGCCGGATTCATCGTTTTGTAGATAAACCGTATCCCGTTGCGAAATCAAACGTTCCGATTGCCGCCGTTGAAGCTGCGCAGTGGGAGCCGCGCGCGGCGATTGATAGCGTAACAGTAACGCAAACGTCTATGGCGGGAATGTCGGTTTTGATAAAATGGCACCCCGTCGACGCGCCGGAATCCCCGCAGCAAACGGAAATCACCAGCGCGGAAATCGTCGGCGCCGCCAACAATACAGCGGTTTGGCGCGAGGCGATTAACGCTGTTATACAGTCCGCATTGGATACGTCTGATTTCATGCGCAAATCCGAATACGCCTCCAACAAACCGGGTACGGTATTGGCAGCCGAAAAACTGCGCGGCAATTCGCCAAACGGCACGGAATACACCACAGAATTCGACAACGACGGTAGAATTATCTCTAACTCCTAGCAAATTTATCACTAAACCCTAAAAACAATGCCAGCAACTCGACATCTCATCGAAACCGACATACAGGATAACGTGCAGAGTAGTACAACGCTCTGGTCGTCGGAGAAAACAAAAGCATACGTGGACACTGTTGCGCAGGGATTAAACCCGAAGCAGAGCGTGCGCGCGGCAACAACGGAAAATATTACCCTATCGGGCGAGCAGACGATTGACGGCGTAGCGTTAGTGGAGAACGACCGCGTTTTGGTGAAAAACCAAACGGCAGCCGAGCAAAACGGTATCTATACTGTTCACACGGGCGCGTGGGCGCGCGCGGGGGATGCAGACACGTCTGAAAAAATCCGCGCGGCGTTTTGCTTTGTGGAGGAGGGCGACGCCAATGCGAACAAAATGTTCAACCTCGTTACGGACAATATCACGCTTGGCACAACCGCACTGGTGTTTTCGCAATTCGGCGCGTCAATTGACCTCAGCGCATATACGGACGACATTGAAATTACCAACAGCGCAAAGGGGGTAATCCTGCGCAGCCCCGACGACACGCGCTGGCGTATCACCGTCGGCGACGACGGGGCGCTCACCGCAACTAGTTTGTAATTTGTTATGCTTAACCTCGCACGACCAAATTACATAAACCGCAACATTGCGGCGATTACCAACGAATTGGTCGCCGAGTATGAATCGCTGAGCAACAAACGCCTCTATCCTGGTCAGCCGGAGCGTTTGATGATTGACGTGATAGTGTACGCGCTCTATCTGTTGCGTCAGCAAACGCAGGAAATAGCCGAACAAAATTTAGTTCAATACGCAAGCGGCGTCGTCCTAGAGCATATCGCGCAATTCTACGGTATTGCACGGCTGGGCGCGCTCAAAGCGAAAACGGTATTGCGGTTCACGGCGCAAGAGCCCGCGCCGGCAGGCAGCCGCCCGACGCCGATTTTTATCCCCGCCGGAACGGTTGTTCGGAGCAGCGACGGCAAGGCGAGTTTTGCGACGCTGTCGAGCGTTGAAATCGGGATGGACGCGCTCACGGCGGACGTCAATGCTGAATCGCTGACGGCGGGGAAATCGGCAAACGACTACGCGCCCGGCTCTATTTCCGAATTGCTCACAACTATCGCGTGGCTGGATTCCGTTGAAAATACCGTTCTTTCTCATTCCGGCGCGGACGCTGAAACGGACGATCAATTGCGAGAACGCATCGTTCAAGCGCCGGAATCGTTTAGCGTTGCCGGACCGGTTGGAGCGTATCGATACCACGCGCTATCGGCGCATCCGGCAATTATAGACGTTGCGGTAGAAAGCGATATGCCCGGCAGGGTCAATGTGTACCCGCTTTCCAACGCCGGCGCCCCGTCGCAGGAGATTTTGGACGCTGTCGCGCTTGCGGTCTCGGACGAAAAACGCCGCCCGCTGACCGATACGGTGCGGGTGTTGCCCCCTGCGGCAAAAACATTCTCTATCAACGCAACGGTAACGCTCTACGCAACAGCGCCGGCTTTGGAAACGAAAACGATTATTGAATCTCGTTTGGCGGACTATGCAACGGAGAAACGAAAAAAATTAGGGCGCGACGTTGTCCCGAACCATATCGTTGCGCTGATTCAGTCGGTAACAGGCGTGTATAACGTAACGCTCGCAGAGCCGACGTTGATAAGCGTCGCCGCCAGCGAATTTGCCGACTGCGCGGCAATAACCGTAACTCTAACACCCGCCGTGAATGAAGAGCCTGTTGCCTATAAGTATTCGTGATAAACACTATGAAACGCTCGCCGAACTACTAGAGGAATTTTTCACGCTGGAGGTTTGGCAGCCGCTCGTACCGATGCTTATTGACACCGTTCCCGCTGAAGGGCTCACGCATTTAGCGGAATTTTTCTCGGTTCTTGGCGCCGACGGGTGGGAATACGTAGCGACGGAAGCGGAAAAGCGCGCGCTCTTAAAGCAGGCGGTCGAATTGCATCGGCACAAAGGGACGCCGTGGGCTGTTCGCACGTCGGTAGAGCAAGCCGGATTCGGCGAGGTTTTGATTGAAGAGGGCTTCGGGAATTTTACCCATCAAATGGCGTCGATTGACTACGGCAAACCGCTCTTGTACGACGGTTTTGCAGCGTACGACGGGACATTTGATTTCGGTAGCGGCGTGGGCGGCAACGCGCGTCTGCTGTTGGATTCGCCCGCTATTCAATGGGCGCTGTTCCGCGTGGTGGTTATTTTGGCTGAGAGCGAGCGCGTTTCGGCTGCAATCGTCGAGCGCTGCCGAGCGGTGATCAACGCTTACAAAAATGAGCGTTCGTGGCTGACGGATTTGGGATTTGTTTCGAGAACAAGCGATTCCGTTCCGATTCTCCCCATCTCTGAAATTGCGCCGCGCATCTCTGCGCCGGACGAATTTTTCGATTGGGCGGCGCGCTACGACGGCGAATACGCCTACAATAACGCAATAACCTACGGCACGGCAAACGGGCTGACCGATACGCCGGACGACGAGGCGGCGGCGCAGGTGTTTTTTAACGGCGATTTCTTTTACGACGGCGCAATTTACTATTCCGGCAACGACAACACGCCGCGTTTGCGGTTCCCCATGATTGCCAATATTGGAACATCCGAAACATTAACAATGACGGAGACGGCAACGATTTTGATAAATCCATGAATATAGTCGAAAAAACAATGCCCCTGCGCGGGTCGGTAGAACTGGTCGCGCTGCGAGGCGATAGCGTGCTGTGGCGCTCCGAGACGGACAATCTCATTGTAACAGTCGGCAAGGACGCACTGGCAAAATTGCTGGGCGGCAACCGTTCGCAAAACGTTACGAAAATCAGCGTCGGCACAAACGGCGCGCCCGCAAACGCCGGCGATACGGCTCTCGCAAATCCGTTTTCAAAACCTCTTGAGGCGAAACGGTACAACGGCTATACCGGCGCGTGGTATGGCAATAGCGTAAACGTTTCGGCGGGGCAATTGCGTTGCGAATGGATTCTGCTAAACAGCGAGGCGAATGGTTTGGCAATTCGGGAATTTGGGCTGCTGTTTAGCGACGACGTTTTGTTTGCCCGTTATGTGCGCCCACCCTCAGGCGACGAGCCGGATACTATTTTGAAACAGTCTGACATGACGCTTGCGGGCGCATGGACAATCAACTGCGGAGTATAATATGGCATTTTTAACAGGTTCCAACCCGTACCCACCGAACACAACCGCATTCACGGACGACGTGGTGCGCATTGATATTACCGACCGCGTCAAGGGATACGACCCCGCCGCGCCCAGCATTGTCGGCAAAGCCAACGAGCAGGCGTTGACGCTGCTGCAGCGCACCGTGCATTTGCTCTCTCGTATTGTCGGTATTGAAAACACGTTAGGCAGTCTCGATACAACAACGCTGGCGGGGCTAGATTTGCTCACGGTGAAATACGAAAACACGCGGCAGACGGTAACGGTAGCGGCGGGCGAGACAACAAAAACAATCAATTTGGCGCTGGGCGCCGTGGTTGCGTTGTCTCTGAACAACACGGCAGCCGTAACGCTGTCGTTTACAAACCCGCGCCCTTCGCTGTCGGGTATGCTGATTTTGACAGCCGTTGGCGCTGACCGCACGTTTGTTTTGCCATCGACGTGGCAACCGCAGGACGTTTCGCGCACCTTTATTGTCCGCTCTGGGCAAAAACGAATATTAGCGTTTGAATACGAAACAGTTTCCCCCGAGCTTGTTGCGGCAAGCGCTCTTTCCGAACCGTTACTAACTACCTAAATGCGCTCAACATTTGCAATGGTTTCGAGCGGCTCCCAAAACTATTGGGGCGACGGCAGCGATGGCGTTCTAAACACCAGCGGCGACGTTACGCTCCCCTCGACGCTCGACGGCGATATGGTTGTCAGAAATTACATTTCGCTGACTATCAACGCAGGGCATACGCTCACGGTGGCGAATCGCTGCAAGGGGCTGGTCGTCTACGTCCGCGGCGATTGTATTATCAACGGTACGCTCTCAATGACGCGGCGCGGCGCGCACGCAGACGCAAGCGCGGCTGGGGACTCAAACGGTACGCCGGGCTTGAAATTCCCGCGCTTTACCGCTACGGGCGCGGACACGTACACAGCCCCATCTACCGTATCGCTCGCAAACGCGGGGGCGGCAATCATCGCAGCGGAGGCGAACCAAAAACGCATTAACGGGAGCGGCACAGTTTACACCATCGCACGATACGGGAGCGGCGGCAAAGGCGGCGACGGCTTCAACGCCATCACTGCCGTTAATGAGGTTCACTCGGGGAAGGGCGCAATGGGCACGTGTTTTAGCGGCGGCAGCGGCGGCGGGTCAGCCTTTGTCCTGAACCCAGGATCCATCCAACAGGGTATACAAGTCGCCTCCGGCGCGAATGGGGCTCCAAACGGGGGTCCAGGCGGCGACGGCGGCAGCGGCGGCGGCAGCGGCGCGGGTGGCGGCGCGGGCAACCCCGGCGGCATAACGCCGGGCTACGGGGAGAACTACCAAGCCGCGAATGGCACGGGCGGGACAATTATTCTGTTTGTAAAGGGCAATTTGATTATCGGACCATCGGGTAAAATTGAAAGCAGGGGCGGGAATGGCGGGCTTTTCAACCCAATCGGCCCGAACGGCTACGTCAATTTTGGCGGCGGATCGGGCGGCGGTCCAATCTTGGTTCTGTACGGCGGTTCGCTCACGAATAACGGAGTAATTCAATCCGTCGGTGGGAACCAACCTACAGACCAAAATATAACAACAGATTATAACCTTATAGCCGGGGCTACGGGCGGCAGCGGTATGGTCGTTGTTGAAAAAATCAAAGTATAAAACCCTCTTCCTTCCATCCTTCCAACATGGAAAACTCTTTGCTCATAGGCGCTCTGATTATGGCGGTAACGTCGTTTTTACCTCTGGCGGGCGTGCTCATTCGCACCGGCGGGCTCGTTCGCACCGTTATGCAGTTAGAGGAAAAAATCGAGAAACTAGAAAACGACCTGCAATCGCGAATAAAAAATAACGACAATTGGCGCGAAACGCTGCTGATGCGTATCAGCGCAATGAACGAGGACATCAAAATTATCGAAACAAAACTACAATTACTGACGCAGCGCTCGCAAAATCAATGATTCTCGTGCAAAAATATCGCCTGCCGCAAACGCAACTGCTCCCACAAAACGGGAAATTGCGCCGCATTGTACTCCACCACACCGCTGGAGCGAGCGCAAAATCTACGTTTGATTATTGGGCGTCAACGCCGGAGCGCGTCGGGACGGCGTATATGATTGAGCGGGACGGCACAATTTACGAGACGTTCGACCCGGCAAAACACTGGTGCTACCACATTGGCTCGGGCAGCAATAATCGGGATAACGCCGAGAGCATTGGAATAGAATTGTGCAGCCACGGAGGATTGAAAAAACGCGACGGCAAATACTACGCGTTTGGCGTGTATTCTCCCAAAACAGAGGTAAACGCGGCAGACGTTTTTGATAATGGAACGCTATATCGTGGATTTCAGTATTTCGCTCGCTACACCGATGCGCAAATCGCGTCGGCGCTCGAATTGATTGAAAAACTGCTCGAAACCTATCCGACTATTGAGCGCAAAACCCCGAAAAACCACACAGCGTATTACAACGATTGGAAAAATTTTGGCGGCGTCGTCTCGCACACGCATCTCCGCGCAGATAAAAGCGATGTTCACCCCGGATTCCCGTGGGAGCGGCTGATTCAAAACAGTAATTTGCAAATTTTTTAATTTTTTCACGTTATCGGGATACTACCATGCCAGAAACAACGCAAAATCAATACGGGATCGAATCGCTGGAATCATTGGCGAAGGCGATTGTTAGCTCAATTAAGGTCAGTTTAGACGGGTTTGGGCTGGACGATTTAGGCGTTCACATTAAAACAGCGACCACTATTGCCAGCCAATGGCGCGAGGCAAAAAACGAAATTAAGGATTTAAGCGCCTCTGAGGCGTTGCGTCTGAATGAAGCGCTCTCGCGCGAAATCCGTGTGCAAATTTTTAACGATACAAATTAAAAAAAAACAGAGCTATGAAACTCCCATCGGTAAAACTTGTTGCGTTAGCAGTCGTTGCTAATCTCGCGCCGCTGGCTACGGGTATTGTTCAGATTTTGCTAGGGAACATACCGACAGGGATAGGAGCGATAGCGGGCGGTATTGGCGCAATGGCTGTGCAGGTTATGAACGCGCAGGCGGAAGCGCAGCAAACGCGGTCGCGGATCACAGCGGCGTGGTTCTTTTCGCGGGTGTATGTTTGGCTGACCATCGCAATTGGTATCGTTGTTTTGCTCGTCCTATTTGGGAAATATCTATGAGTTTTTTTAACATTCTTCGCGCGGCTTGGCGCGCTCTCAAAAATGCGTTGAAATTGCGGAGCGTATTAACCGATGAACCTGCGCCGAGCAGCCCCGCGATTATTGAGAATAAACTTCCGGACTACGTTGGCGACGACGATGATAGTTTCCGCGACAGAGCGCGCAAACGCCGCAAATCGGTTGTCTGCGCAATTGACACATGGGCTGACGGCGAAACGCTACGAGGTTGCGATAACGACGGCGCGAACCTAACGCGCCGCATTTTAGAGCGCTGGGACGTTCCAAATTCAGACATTGAGCGGATTCTAGCGCACTATTGGTCAAAACCTGATGGGCTGTTTATGCGGGTGCAGTGGCGCGATTGCGAACTACGCGTTTTGCGTAATAACTACGCTACGTGCGCCCGCGCTCGGCAGGCTATGGCGTGGGTAACAAGCGGGCTAGCCGACGACGGGCGGGCGTTTTGGGGACAATCCTCGCATGGCACGCAAACGCCGTCGGATACCGAAATTGACCAACTCGACGAATGCTGGGTAATGTACGACCACGATTGGGATAACCCAATGACGTGGTTTATTGACGACATTATCGGCGACGCGCAGAAAAATCTCAAAGCGGGGCAGGGGCTAAAAATCCTTTCGGATTCTTGCCACAGCGATAAAATGCTGCGTAACGCCGGACCCCTTGCGATTTCTCGCTATCTCGTACCGCCCGCCGATTTGGTCGGCGCGCGCAAGGCGGCGCACAAAGCGTGGTTTTGGGGGGACGCCGAAACAGAGAGCGCAAACGCCGCCCTGCTTTCGGGCTGCACCGCAGACAGCGTGAGCTATACGCAGGGATACGCCGTCAACGGCAAAACAGTTTACGAGGGCGCGCTGACGCACGAAACGTTGCACATCGAAAACGCTGCGCCGTCGCTGACCTTGCGTCAGGTGCATAGCGCTGTGTACAAAATTTTGTCGTCAAGCCGGAACAAACAGGAGCCGCAATTGGAGGGCGCCGACTGGCTTATTGACGAACCGCTTTTTTTCTGAACCCGCAATGGGAAACGGCATGACTATAGAGGAAACCATTGAGCGGCTAAAATTTTTCACGGGCAAATTCTCTAGCCTCTGGGGCGTGAGAGCGGACGTAGCGGGGGCGCGCATGGATTTCCTCGCGCTCGGCTACGCGCCTTTGCCCGCGCCGCGCGTTGTGTTTTCGGTTTATCAGCTGTCTAGACCATGCCAGGCGTGGCGCGTAATAGAGGAACTTTCGCTCTACGAGCGCAAAACTATGCCCGTTTGCGTGGAAATAGCCGCCGGAGACGTCCGCGAAATTACGGGAGTAGCGGCTGACGAAAAGCAGCAAGTGTTTCTTCTTACTATGCCTACATGATACCTATCGCCAAAGTAGAAGAGGCTGTTGTGCGACGTTTGCGGGCGGCGCTCCCATTAAAAACGGTGCAGATAGAAACGTTCCCCGCCAATGCGCGAACGTTCATTGACACATTTCGCGCGGCTTCTGGAGCCCTTTTAGTACAGTATGTAGGGCGGAAACGCACGCATACCGCCGATTACGCAGGCACGGACGTATTGACGCTCGAAATCACCGCAATCAGCCGCAACCTGCGTGGAGACCACAGCGCAATTTACACGCTGCTGGACGCTGCGCGGTTGGCTGTTTCCGGAATCAATTTGACGGAAACCGTATCAACGGGCAACGCTGAAAATCCGACGCAAGAGCGGCTGATTGGAGCGCGGTTTTATCTTCAGGACGAGGAATACGAGGCGTATTTGGAGAAAAACGGTCTATGGATATACAAACAAACTTACTCCAGCGACCCTATTGGCTGGATTCAGGAAGAGAGCGCGGATATTGTTATTACCGAAATCACAGTAAAATCACCCTCAGGGATTGAGGAAATCATCCCGTAACGAAAACGGAGTTATGTATGGTAAAAAATTATCGCTATGTGGGCGAGGCGCGCATTAACGGCGTATCGCTCCGGAACGGCGCCGAAATTCTCTTGCACTACGGCGAAACGTATGCGCTGGACGACAGCGAGACGTTTGTGCAAACGTTTTTGAAAAAACGCGACGCGAACGGTATGCCCGCGCCGTGGTTGATTGCCGTAGAGACGGGAACAGGGTATGCAGCGTCAGAGGCAGAGGAAACAAACGAATCTCACGAATTCACGAAACAGCAACCAACAAAACGGAGCAAATAATATGCCGGCAACGTTTCATCACGGCGTAGAGATACAAGAGGTCAAATCGCGCACACGAACAATATCTCTCGTACAAAGCGCAATTATTGGAGTAATTGGCACCGCGCCGATTCATCATTTGCCCGCCGCGCAGCGCACGCTGAACCGCAACGTCCTTATCGCGTCCGACGCCGACAAGGCGTACTATTGCGGCGCCGACGCCGATAGCGCAGGCTATACGCTAAACCGCGATATTGAGATAATTTTCAAACAGGCGAATACGGCTGTCATCGCTATTAACGTTTTCGACCCGTCGCGGCATCGCACGCTCGGAGCGAATATCGCAACCAGCGGCAACGCGTCTCGCACCGCAAACGTTGCAACCGTTACCACCGCGGCGCCGCACGGGCTCGTAACCGGCGATTTTGTGAATCTTACTTCGTTTGCCGCCGATTTTGCGCCGTTTAATCAAGATTATGTGAAAATAACCGCGCCGACAGCGACGACGATTACGTTCCCTAGCGTGGGAGCGGACATCCCCGCCGCGGCTCAGAGCGCGGGTATCGTAAAAAAAATCACCTTCACGCCGGAGGCTGTTACGGCTAGCGACATTATCGGGTCGGTGGAACCGGACGGCAGCGTGACGGGGATGAAAGTGTGGGCGACAGCGCGGGGACAATTTGGGTTCAGCCCGCGTATTTTGATCGCCCCGTCGTATTCCACGCAGCAATCAGTCGCTGCGGAAATGCGCATCATCGCCGACCAAATCCGCGCAAAAGCGGTTATAGACGTCCCCGCAGGTCTTACGTATCAACAGGTGCTCGAAGGGCGAGGCGTAAGCGGCACAATAAACCTGAACACCTCCAGCCCCCGCGTGGATATTTGCTACCCGCACGTGTACGGCGCATCGGTCGTGGACGGCGCGGAGGAATTGCATCCATTTTCGCCGTACTATGCCGGCGTTATGGCGGCTACCGACCTCGAAGAAGGATATTGGACGCCGCCCAGCAACCGCGAGATTAAGGGGATTACCGGCGTAGAGCGAAATATTAGTTTCGACGTGATGAATTCAAATACGGAGGCGAATAAACTCAACGCCGCGGGCGTGGTAACGATTGTCCGCGACTACGGCACTGGTTTTCTCGTTTGGGGCGTTCGCTCTGCGGCGTTCCCTAGCAGTTCCGATCCGGATTCGTTTACGTCTGTACGCCGCACGAAGGACATTT